TTATCGTGCGACGTGTTTCAACAGCAGGTCGAGTATCAGGTCGCAATCTTCGGGCTTCAGCCCAAGCAGTACGCGGGCCGGATACTGGTATTCGGCGCCGCCCGGCGCGACGCGCCCGCGCTCGCCGAACTGGTGGACGCGCGCGATGCCCGCGACGCGCCCATCGAAGCCGATCGCGAGGCCGTTCGCATCCGCTTCGACCTTCAGGTATCGCGCCGTGCGCAGCTTCGCAAACATCGCAGCGCGTTTGATGCGGCCGCGCTTGTCCCGTGGCTTACCGTCTGGTTTCAGGCGCGGCTTGCGCGCGTCGTATGCGGTGCCGTCGGGGTTCTTCTGCGCCGCGATCCGCGCTTGATGGCTGCGCCGCAACGCGCGCGCGATGTCGCGCATCGCGGCGCGGCGGCCCGCCGGCTGTAGGCGGCTCAGCAACGCGGATATCCGCGATTCGACGATGCTCAGGTCATCCATGGTTCAGCGACCAGCGACCCATGGACCCGCCATGTCCTGCAACTTCGAATCGTCGACGTGCTCGGCGATGCGCTTACCGTCGTCGTTGACCTTCACGACAATGCCTTCCGTAAGCTGCACCTTGATCGACACGTCGGCCGTCTTGTTGTTGAGAACGTCGATTTCGTAGGTGATCCCGCTCGCGTGCTCATCGGGGTTGAGCACGAGGTCCGGCTGATTGTGGCGGACCCAATCCAGCAGCGCGATAAACAGGGCGTCGGGATCGCCGCCGAAGTCCAGCAACAGGACGTTGCACACATACCGGTATTCGAACGACAGACTGCGCGCGCCCGTCGCCGCGATCGAACCTTGATCGATGAACACCGTGAGCTTTTCGGGATTGGACCCGAGCGAAGGAATTGCCGCGACGATCGCGGCGCGTAGACCGGCCGGCTTAATCATGCGTCGCCCGCTTGGCTTCGGCGTTGATCTTCGCCTGCGCCCGTTCCTGACAGGCGACGATCATGTCGACCTTGGCGGCGCACATGCCCCATGCGCCCTTCGCATCGTTGAATGCCTCGTGCAGCTCGCCGTTAGTGCGCGGCGCCATCGCCGGCAGCGTGCAGCGCGTGATCGGCTGGCACTGCTGCACCGAAATCACCGGCGCCGGTGTAAGCGGGGCTTGCTGACAGGCGGGCAACGTCAGCAGGCAAAGGAGTATCGGCCCAACTGCGAACGGTCGCGTTTTCATTGATCACCTTCCTGATGTCCTGCCGGGCGGCCGTGAGCTTCGCTGCCACATTCCCCGTTGTCGCGTCGAGCTGTTGCTGTTGCGCGCCCTTGTTGATGGCGTCCTGCCGCAATCCGTCGATCGCCGCGTCGCGCGACTCAACGGCCTGGCTGGAACACACCAGCCGGTTTTTCGCGTCGGCCAGCTCGGCGCGCAGCGCGCGCACGTAGAAGAACGCGGCGACGAGCAGCGCGAGCGCGACCGCGCCCGCGACGAGCTTCGAGGCAGCCGCGTTCATGCCGCCGCCTTGTCAGCACCGGCGTACTTGTCATACGCGCGTGCGAGCTTCACGTCGTACAGGTTGCGTGCGTAGTCGGGACCGTTGTAACCCTTCGCGAACACGGCCCACTTGCGGCCCTTCAGCGCCGCCAGCAGGCTGGAATCGGCTGCCACGAAGCGCACGAACGCGTCGAGCTGGTCGCCCTCGCCGTTTTCCATCCGCGCGACGAAATCGTCGATGTCCGAATAGCCGAGGCGTTCCGCGTGATAGCCCATCACCTGAAACGCGCCCCAGCTTGCCGACTCGTAAGCCGCGCCGGCGTCGATCAGCTCGGCCGTCGCGAGTCGCGTATATTCAGCGGCGCCGCCCTGGTAGCCGCCGCGCGCCTGCGCGCAGATATTCGGGTATTTCGCCGCGATCGGCGCCGGATTGATGCCGCGGGCTTCGAGGCGCTTCCAGAAAACGTGACGCTCGAACAGGATCTTCGGCCGCCCATCCGACAGGAAGCCCGATCCGGTCGATTCCACTTCGTTGACGGCGCGCACGCACGCGACCGGTACGCCGAGGGTGTCGGCCGCCTTCACGATGTCCGCGTCGGCGAGGTGCTTCGGATCGCGCCGGCCGGTCGCGATCGCGGCGAGCGTCTTCGGGCCGGCGATCCCGTCGACGACGAGCCCGGCTTCCGTTTGCACCGCCTTCACGGCCGATTCGGTCGCTCCATCGTAGACGTGCGTCACGTCGAGCGCGTAGCCGGCGCGGATCAGCCGGCGCTGCAGCAGGCCGACATCGTCGCCCTGGTCTCCGAGGCGATGCGTTTTCATGGTTGTTCACTCCGCAAGAGGCGCGCGACGTTGCCGCGCGACGCAAACACAAACAGCGCCAGCAAGACCGCCGTCGCCGTTTCGAAGAAGCCGACGTGCTTCGCGTGTAATGCCAGCTCAATGGCCGACCCGCCGGAGACCGCAACGAGCGCCCAGGCGACCCACGATGCGTCGTGGCGATGACGCGCGCCGTTGCGCCGATAGACGAGCACGCGCGCGAGCGCGGCGAGGTTAGCGGCCAGCGCCACCAGTGCGAAAGAGATGTGCATGTCGCTCACTCCCCTTTCTTGAGGAACGCCAGCAGGTCGACCGACTTCAGACGCTCGATGAGCTGCAGCGTGACCGTGATCACGAGCGCGGCCGCGAAGAAGCCAGCGACGCCCGTCGAGCGGATCGGCGTCGCGTTGACGATCTCCGGCGCAGCGAGATAGCCCATCACGAGGGAAATCAGCATGTACGCGACGCGCGTCAGCACGCCGATTTCTCTCGACGTGACGACAACGAGCGCCGCGCCGGTGAACGCGCCGATCAGCGCGTTTCCGTCGATGCCGGGCGCGAGGCCCGCAAGACCGATCGCGGCCGACAGCGCCGCGGCGGTTGTGGTGTTCGGTTCTGCCATGTAGCCAGCTCCCGGAATCAATCAAACAGTTGCACAAGCGGCGTCGTGCTTTCGACCGTGCCGATATCGGGCAGATAGACGACGGTGCCGATCGGGATCACGACGCCGTGATCGGCGAGGCCCGCGTTCGCTTCGAGCACCGCTTCGACCGTTCCATCCGTCCGGCCATAGTGACGCCAGCAGAGCGCGTCGACCGTATCGCCCTGCTGCGCGATGACGTTCATCGAATTGCCTTCAGATCAGCTCCACAGTGCTGCGCGGAATGCCGCGCAGGTCGTTCAACGCCCAACGCGCGTTGCGGCGCGCGCTGCAAACCGTATCGTCGAGCCGCTCGGCCTCTTGCCCGCCGGATTTCGTCGTATCGAGGTCGCGATACTTCTCGGTCACGTCGGCATGCGTCAGGTTGTAGACCGCGCGGTAGTAGAGCGACACGAGTTCGCTGACGCCGCCGATCCGCTCGGCCGGCACGTCGGCAAGCGTCGCGTAACCGGTGGCGGCCTGCGCGCGCCACACCTTCAGCTCGACGTTCACGCTGCGGATTGCGTCAATCGCCGCCTCGCGCAAACGCGCGTGCGTCACGGTTCCGTCGAGCCGCGTCGCCTCGCGCAACGCCGCGATCGACACGTCGGGAAAAAACCCGTTGTTTTCGATCGCGTCCAATTCGGGCGTCGGCGCAGTCGCATCGGCGGTCGCAATAAAGCTGCTCGACATAGTCGTGACTCGGAATAAGACGGCGGTGGATCGGGGTCGGGATCGCGTAGCGTCAGCCGTTGCGAACCGTCACCCGATGCCGCCGTGCCGGGGGGGCTCAGTTCGTGCGGTCGGCACCGGCCGCCGCACTTCTCAACTCGGCTTCGAGTCGAGTGATGTCTTTTTTCACGCCGATTCGGTCGTTCAGCTCGACCGCGCGGCGCAGCATTTCGAGAGCGCCGGCCTTGTCGGATGCCTCCAACGCGTAGCCGAGCGCCTTGTGCAACTTCGCGCGAATCTGGTCGTGCATGTCGTACTTGCGCGTCCGCGCTTCGACTTCCTGCAACATCGAGGCGGGAAACGTCTCGCCGGCGGCGAACGCCCGCAAACCGGCTTCGGCGAATTCTTCAGCGACGGCGGCCGGCAACGTCCGTTCGTATTGCTCGGGCAGCGTCATGCCGAAGTGCAGCGCGTATCGAGCGATAGCGAGCGCGCTGTCGTAATCGCCCACGTCCACGCACCAAATCATGACCGTGGTCAGCACGTCGTCCTGCGCGCCCTTCCCGCCTTCCAGCACGCCAGCGATGTACGCCGCGTAATCCGGCAGCACCTCGCGCTTGACCTCGATCTTTCGCGCGACGGACTGAATTTCCTTCAGCCTGCGGCGGTCGGTCCCGAGCTTCGCGAGCATCAGGTCATAGTGTCGGTGTCCGGCAAGCGACTGGCCGGGCGCGGCGCGCGCGGCATCTTGCGCAGCGCGGACGCGCATCTGGTGACGGCGAGCGGGGCTGGTCATGATCAGGCCGCCGGCGCGATTTCGATGTTCTCGACCACGGCCGCACAGCCGTAGTCCTCGACGACATACGCGTCGTTGCTCGACTCGTAGAATTCGATCCGGTCGCGCTTCGCGTTGTCGACGATCGTGCGTCGACGCGCGCCGTTCTGGTAGTACAGCGACAGGTTGTCCAGCCGGGTGATCAGCACCGAGTTCGCCGGGAAATACGGCGCGCTCACTGCCTGCTTGCCCCCGACGCGCTTCGCACTGACGACCAGGTCGACGGCGGCCGCTTCGGTGGCGACGTTCGCGCCATTGATGAACGGGAAGAACTTATCGTGCAGCAGGCCACTACCGAGCACGACGACGACAGACGGATCTTCGCGATACCACTCGTCGAGCAGTTCGAGCGCGTCATACACCAGCGCGTCGATGTTCTTGTAGTCGGTGCCTGCACCCGTGCCGACCTTCACCTTGCCGGACCCTGCGGCACCTTCATGCATGACGCGGTCGGGTGCGCTCGCGCGGATTTTCTGGAGCCAGCCGATGTTCACGTCCTGCAACAGCGGATGTGCGGCACGGTCCGACGTTGCAGCGCGCGACGTGCCGTTGAAACCGATGCAGATCCGGTCGAGCGCCTGACGCTTCACGATCGCATCACGGATGCGCGTCTGGAAGTCCGGAAACTTCGCCCACGCGTCGAGGCGCGCGTACGGAATCGCCGTGTCGAAATTCGTCTGCGTGCACAGATACCCGTTGTTGTCGAGGTTCGACGGGTCGACCGGCGTGCGATCCTTCGTCGTGGTGTCGGTCGTACTGGCGATCGGTTGGCCCACGCCGAGGCCGATTTTCGCGCCGGACTGCTCGTCGACGCCGATCATGTTGACGCTCTGCAGGAAAGCGCTCGACGCTTGAACCTTTTGCTCAAGCGTTTGCTGCACCGACGGATCGACGCTGAATTTCGTCGTCGCATCCTGAACGCCGTTCAGCTGCGCGATGTGCGCGGTGTACGCGTTGAACGCGACGCGGGTGTCGTTACGCATGGGTGAATCTCCGAATCATTGAATGGATGGACCGATGTCGTTTCGCGTGGCCGGGGCTGATCAGCAATCCGTCTTCGTGGCGCCGGTGCCGCCGGTCGCCGGCGGCCGCGGTGCGCCATTCGGTTGCGCCGACAGTTGCTCGGTCAGTTCCGCGAGCGCGGTCGCGGTCTGCGCATGCGCCTCCTTCTCGGACGACAGCGCGACTTTCAGCGAATCGAGGTCGCCGGTCAGTTTCGCCACGGTCGCGGCCTGCTGCTGGCCGTGCGTCGCGAGCGCTTCCACGGCCTGCGTCAAGTCCGTGAAGCGCTTGTCGTCGGCCTCACCCTTGTTCTTGACGATGCCAAGCAGCTCGGCGACGCGCGAGAAGATGGACGGCGCAGGGGTCTCGAACTCGATCACGGTTTCTTCGGCGGCCGTGAACAGGTTGTCGCGGTGTTGCTTCTTGTTGGCGAACGGATTCTTGTCGCCCTGCCCCGCAGCGAATGCGAGAATTTCCGTCCCGAGGCTGGCCGGGCTGTCCGTGATGGCGAGGCCGATGAGATATGCCTGTTTGGTATCTGCGAACGACGGCGCAACCTCGATCGACGTATAGATCTTCTGCCTGTTTTCCGGCTTCGTGATCTCGACGAGTGCCGGCGTCGGTTGAATCTGCGCATACAGTGCGAGCTTCCCTTTCAGCGGGCCGTCCGCAATCGCTTCGGCGCGTAGCGCGATAACGTCGCCGTAGGAGCCGAACGGGTTCGGATTCGGGCCAGACATGGGCGCGTATCCGCGTACGTGCTCGCAGTTCACCCGCGCACCGTACAGGTCGCGGTTGTACGTGGCCGCCATCTGCGTAATCCAGTCCCGTTCGATCGTGCGACCATCCGTCGTCGCACCTTCGACGGCGACGCGAAACCACTTCGACGTTGCGGCATGGTTGCCGGAACCCGTGGTGCTACCGATGCCGAGCGCGGCGAGGCCCGCACCTGCGACCGCCGAACCGTGCGCGCCCATCGCGCCCAGCACGTCGGCGCGGTCCAGCAGCGTGCGAACATACGTGACCAGTTCCGCAGCGTGTGCCGCCGCCGGCGAGAAGCACGCGACCACGGCAGCGCCGATCGTCGCAGCGGTCGCCAACATCGAAAATCGCTTCATCGGTCGCTTCATCAAAGCCCTCTCAGGTTCCGTTCAGTGTTTTGGTTTCGTCGCCCGTCATGACGTGCGACTGGTGTAACGGAATGTTGCCGGGTTGCGCTTCGACGAACAACGATGCGCGTTCGTTGCTCGGCTCGGCACAAGGGCATACGCTCCGCGCGCGCGCGCGTCGCCGGTACGCTTCCGGCATGATCGAGACAGCCGAAAATCTCTCCGTTGATGACGAGCCGAGACGCGTTGCCCGCGCCTTCTATTGGAAGGGGCGCGGCATCACATGGATCGCGCAGTTTCTGAACGTTCCTCGCTCCACCGTCGAGTCGTGGAAGCAACGCGACCAATGGGAAAAGGCGTCGGTCGTCGATCGATGTGAGTCATCGGTCGAGGCCCGGTATATGGCGCTCGTCGAAAAGGAAGACAAGGAACCGCGCGACTTCAAGGAAATTGACCTGCTCGGCCGTGAAATCGAGCGCCTGCACCGCTGCCGAAAATACGCCGAGACCGGCAAGGCGTCCGACCTCAATCCGAACATCAATGCGCGCAACGCCGGCCCGAAGAAGCGCGCGCAAAAGAATCTCATCACGCCCGAGCAGGCGAAGAAGCTGCACGAGGCGTTTCTCGACGGCATGTTCGGATACCAGAAGAACTGGTATCACAACGGCAACAACCGAACGCGAAACGTGCTGAAGTCACGCCAGATCGGCGCGACGTACTACTTTTCGCACGAAGCGCTCGACGACGCGTTGCAGAGCCATCGCAACCAGATTTTTCTATCCGCCAGCCGCGCGCAGGCGCACGTATTCCGCTCCTACATCTGCGACTTCGTGCGCAAGGTGATCGATGTCGAGCTGACTGGTGAAGTAATCGCGCTGCCGGGCTACGACGCAGAGCTGTACTTTCTCAGCACGAACTCGAAAACCGCGCAGAGCTATCACGGCAACCTCTATTTCGACGAGTATTTTTGGGTCCACGGTTTCCGCGAGCTGAACAAGGTCGCGCAGGCGATGGCCAGCCAGAAGCAATGGCGCAAGACTTATTTCTCGACGCCGTCGAGCATTTCGCATCAGGCCTACCCGTTTTGGTCAGGTGAAGCCTACAACCGCGGGCGCGCGAAGGCCGATCACATCCATCTCGATATCTCGCATGCCGCGCTGTCCGGTGGCCGCCTGTGTGAAGACAGGCAGTGGCGGCAGATCGTCACGATCGAGGACGCGGCCGCGATGGGTTGCGACCTGTTCGACCTGGACGAGCTGCGCCTGGAAAACAGCGCCGACGATTTCGCCCAGCTCTTTCTCTGCCAGTTCATCGACGACAGCGCATCGATCTTCAAATTCGCCGATATCCAGCGATGCATGATCGACTCGTGGGAGGAATGGGACGACGTTGAGTTCCTGATCCAGCGACCGTTCGGCCATCGACCTGTTTGGCTGGGATATGACCCGGCGTTGAGCGGCGATTCCGCCGGCCTCGTGATCGTGGCGCCGCCGGCCGTGCCGGGCGGCAAATTCCGCGTGCTCGAAAAGATGCAGTGGCGCGGGATGGATTTCGAGGCACAGGCCGAGAGTATCCGACAGCTCACCGAACGCTACACCGTCACGTACATGGCGATCGACACGACAGGCATCGGCCAGGGCGTCTACCAGCTCGTGTCGAAATTCTTCCCGGCCGCCGTCCCATTGAACTACTCGCCCGAGGTGAAAGGCCGCCTCGTGCTCAAAGGGCTGTCCGTCATCGGCAATGGCCGCCTTGAATTCGATGCGGGCTGGACCGACCTCGCGCAGGCGTTCATGGCGATCCGCCGGACCATGACCGCGAGCGGCCGACAAGTGACGTATCACGCCGGCCGCAGCGAAGAAATCGGCCACGCCGACCTTGCATGGGCGTGCCTGCACGCGCTCGGCAATGAGCCGCTCGAAGGCTCGACCACCAACAACCGCAGTTTCGTGGAGATTTCCTGATGAAAAAGACCCAACGCCCGCGCGGCGCGCAGATCGCCGCCACGACGCCGGCCGCCGGCGCGGCCGCGGGCGAAGCGTTCACCTTCGGCGACCCGATGCCGGCACTGTCGCGCGCCGAAATCCTCGATTATTCGGAGGTCTGGTCGAACGGTGAATGGTTCGAGCCGCCGGTGAGCTTCGCCGGCCTGGCGAAGTCGTTTCGCGCCGGTACGCACCACGCGTCGGCGATCTACTTCAAACGCAACGTGCTCGCGTCGACGTTCATCCCACACCGCCTGTTTTCGCGCGAAGCGTTTCGGCGCTGGACGCTGGACTTCATGACCTTCGGCAACGGCATCGTTGAACGCAAGCCGAACCGGCTCGGCCAAACGCTCCGATTCGAACCGGCGCCCGCGAAGTACGTGCGCCGCCGAACGGACATGGTCAACTACGTGCAGACCAACGGATTTCAGACGAAGTACGAATTCCCGGAAGGCTCGGTGTTTCATCTAATGGAGGCCGATATCAATCAGGAGGTCTACGGCCTGCCGGAGTATCTCGGCGCGCTGCATGCGGCCTGGTTGAACGAGTCGTCGACGCTGTTCCGTCGACGCTACTACGAAAACGGCAGTCACGCCGGCTTCATCCTGTACATGACCGACGCGGCGCAGAATCAGGCCGATGTCGATACGATCCGCGAAGCGCTGAAGAACTCGAAGGGCCCGGGCAATTTCCGAAATCTGTTCGTCTACTCGCCGAGCGGCAAGAAGGACGGCATCCAGTTGATACCGGTTTCCGAGGTCGCGGCGAAGGACGAGTTTTTCAACATCAAGAACGTGACGCGCGACGACCTGCTCGCTGCGCACCGCGTGCCGCCGCAGTTGCTCGGCATCGTCCCGAGCAATACCGGCGGTTTCGGCGCGGCCGACACCGCCGCGCGCGTGTTCGCGCGCAACGAAATCGAGCCGCTCCAGGCGCAATTCCTCGCCTTCAACGAATGGGCCGGCGACGAAATCATCCGCTTCGATCCGTATGTGCTGCCAGCGTTGGAAGCGCCGTCGAAATCGGCCTAAATTTCCGCCGCGGTCGCGCCGAAACGCCCAGATTCGGTGCCGCACGCGGCGAATTGGCAAGCACTGTTGTTAACGGTGCATCAATACCCCCGTTTCACGCGTCAAATTGCGTCAATTTCGCAACAACCGAATCCGGCCAAGCCCGCCAGCCGGCGGGCCTGACCGACCGATTCACCTGTGCATCAAATGTAGGGGGACAAGAAGCGGGCAGGCGGGGAGGGGGACCGCGTTTCAGGGGCGCGGCTGGCCGTGTTCAGACCACCATCCGACCCCGTCTGCACCCCCTTCCCGCCCGCCTGCCAGCCCGCCACGGGCCTGCCGCCGCCCCGCTGATACCTGGAGCACCCCGCAACGGGCGGCCGCTCCTAGCGGCTCCTGTCGCGTCACATCGCGAGGCCCCGCCCTCGCCCGCTTTTGATATCACTTTCTGATTGCACTTTGCTTGCACTTTCTGATATCATGCCATCATGAAAACGAAACACGCCCGCACCCTCGCCGCGATCTACACGAAACCGACCTTGGGCGGGATCGTGTTCTCGGAAATCGAATCGCTCGTCGTCGCCTTGGGCGGCGCAATCCACGAAGGCGCCGGGTCGCGCATCGCCTTCGAACTGAATGGCAAGCGCCGCTACCATCACCGCCCGCATCCGGGCAAAGAGGCGAAGCGGTATCAGGTGGAAGACCTGCGCGACTGGTTTATCGAAATGGGGATCAAGCCATGACCAACGCAATGACCTACAAGGGATACTTCGCCCGTGTCGACTTCGACGGGCGCGACAACATTTTCGTCGGGCATGTGCTCGGCGTTGACGACAAGATCAGCTTCCACGGCTCGACCGTCGACGAGCTGATTGCCGATTTTCATGCGGCGGTCGACCATTACCTTACCGACTGCGAGCAGGCCGGCCGCAAGCCGCAGAAGCCGGCGTCGGGGAAACTCATGCTCCGCATCGATCCGGACGTGCACGCGCGCGTCGGCATCGCGGCGGCCGTGTCCGGCGAAAGCGTGAACCAGTGGTCGGAAGAAGTGCTCGGCCGCGCCGCGCGCGAAGTGTTGGAGCGTGCCGCGCACGCGTGAAGTCAGGCTAAAAGCCGTCTGTTTCTCTGCACAGACGGCTTTTAGTCCATGGCGGCCACGTGCGGCCGCATCTAACGATATTCCCTACTTCCCAGACTGATGCGATCGAATATTGCCGCTCCGATTGACGCGCCGCTGACGCGCGAATTTTGCGCGTCCATTTCGCAGGAATCACTCGTATGCGTTCCGCACCGCCCACTCGCCAATAAACCAGCGCATGAATGCTTGATCATCGTACCAGAGCACATGGCAATCCACGGCGGAGAACAACTGAACGGCTGGGCGATCTGGGAAGTACCAGGCGTTTTTATCGAAGCAGAGTTCCATGCGATCTGGCGTGATGCTGCGGGCGAACTCCATGACTTGACACCTCGCCCTCAATGGCCCGGCAGCTCCATCACATTCCTGCCCGACCCGAAACGCATATATCGCGGCCGCCAAATCGACAACATCCGCAAGGCTCTCGTGAAAGACAGCGACGTGACCAGATTCCTGTTTCTGAACCGCAGGATGTTCGAAATAATGAATGCGGGAGACCTCGCTGACCAACATGGCCTCATATCGCTGCCCCCGAGAGCTGCACGTGAATTCCGGCAAATACAAAAGGAGATGGAGAACCTTTGGCGCAGGCTTAGCCGGCGCTACCCATGACCATCCAACCGATCGTGACTTATTTACGACGATTCTCCGGCCCTCCTCCGCTTCGTCATGCAGCGACGTGACCTCGAATTGCACCATCACACCTGCCCCTCTACAAACTGTGCGATCGCGAGATTGATTGCGGCCGCACGGCTGATACCTAGCCTCACTGCCGTCGCGTCGACGCGCGCAAGCAGTGCGGGATCGATGCCGAGGCTGATCGTCTCTTTCTTCCGCCGGCCGGCCGCGCGCGCCGGCCTGGCCTGGTCCGATGATTCCGGTGCAGCGGCGTCCGGTGCGCCGCCGATGAACTGATCGATCGCGGCCGCTTTTCGCGCATCCGGTCGTTTCGTGATTGCCATGCTTATCCCCTTCCGATATTGAACCGATATCGTTTTGATATCGGTTCGCCATTGCTTCGATAGCGTTACGCCGCCAAGACAGCATCGAGTAGGCGCTCGGCTTCGGCGCATGCGATCGTGTCACGGCGCGGCATCTCGTCGACATGCAAACCGGCGGCCGCCGCGTTCGCGAATGCCTTGCGGCGCGTCAGCCGGCAATCGAGCAGGTCGAACGTGGCGAACTCGCGCAGCGCCGCGGCGGCGTCCCGATTGTCCGGGCCGCTTACGTCGGCGAGGTTCATGAAGGCGAGCGCCTTCAGGTCGTGCACGGCGCGCGCTTCGTCGATCAGCTCGGCGATATCTTTCACCGCCCACACTTCGAACGAGCGCGGCACGAATGGGATCAAGGCAACGTCGGCAACGGTCAGCGCGGCACGCAGCGCGCTCGAATCGCGGCCGCCGGCGTCGATGATGACGTGATCGAACCCGCCAGCCTGGGCGCTCACCTGCGCACGCAGCGTCGCGCCATTCGCGTATGCCGAGGCCGCCAGCGGCGGCCGGCCGCTTTCCGCGCGCAACGTGATCGCGCTGATGCTGGATTCCTGCCGATCGCCGTCGACGAGCCACGGGCGAAAGCCGGCGAGCGACAGGCCGATAGCGAGCTGCAAAGCGATCGTCGACTTGCCGACGCCGCCCTTGGTGTTCACGACTGCGATAATCATATTGCTCCCCCGAGCATTGAACTACATTGAAACCCTATCGATTCGATATCGTTTCGATACCGAATCGCCATCGTTTTGATACCGGTTCAGAATTGATCGGTTGCCAGCCGTTCTCGCCGCTGATGCTCGCGTTCGTTCGCGCGGTCGGCCGCGATCACGAGCGCCGCGAGGATTGGCACGGCGAGCGGATAGAGCACGAACGCGCCGAGCCGGCCGACAAGTGCAACGAAGTCGACGAGCAGCTCGCCGGCGTGATCGCCGATCGAGCGCCATAGGCCGCGGTCGAACGGCGCCACGATCACGAACCACGCCATTTTCTTCAACGCCTCGTGGTACATCATGCGGCGCCCTCGCCTCGCTTCTCGGTCTGGTTCGGCAAAACGTAACGCTCCAACAGCACCGCACCGCCATCGCGCGGGCGCAAAGCCCATACGGAAACGCGTGTGCCCTGGGTGCGTGACTTCCCACATTGCGGCACCTGGCCCAGCGATCCAGCGCGCTCGTGGTTTCGTGGTCTGCATCATTTCTCCTGTCTGTTATTCGTTGAACTCGAATTCCTGCGTCTCGCGCCGCGGCCGCTTCGGTATCGGCAGCTCCGGCGGCTCCATTTCGAGGCGCGTCCGGTACGTGTGGCCGCATGTCACGTCGTCGCACTGATAGTCGATCAGCCACACCGTGTCCGACTGCTTTTCCATCGAGCGCGCGATGCCGCGCGCGCCGCAGTGCGGGCAGGCAATCGTGAATCTCATGCCCAGGCCCCCGGCCGCATCGTCGTGCGCGCGTTGACCGCCCCGCGAAGCGGCGGCGACGGCATCACATCAAGCTGCACGCCTTCGCGCGGCCGCGCCGACGCCGACAGCGAATGCAGAATCTCGAGCCCGGCCGGCGTTCTGTAATCGCATGCGTCGCAGACGAAATACAGGCGGCGCATCGTTGCCGACATACCTTCCGTATGGCGCGCCTCGATCTCGCCGGCGCAGCACGGACACTCGATCGTCATTTGTGACATGGGATTTCCTCGCTCTACAGGTTCCGTTGGCCCCGTTTCGCGCCGCTCACTTCCCCGCTGACGCTGTTTCCGCTTCCGCGCGCTGCGCGGTCGGTCGGCTCGGCCACCCCTGACCGTTCCGACCGCGTACAGTTATTGACACGAGTCCGAGTGCTCGCGGCTGCGCCGCTGCGCTCAAAACCTTCCGCGCGCTCACGCTCGCTCGCCCCTTCCCACCACACGAGCGCGTCGCCCTGGAGCCACAAATTCGGCTCGACCACCAGCGGCGCAGCTGCGCGGTGCGCGTCCGTCATCGGCACGGCGTCATCGAACGTGCGCACGAACTGCTTGCGCTCGCCTGAACGCGCCTTCGACACGACCGTCCACTCATGCCGCACGGATGGAACGAAGATTTCCGTTTCGCGCGTGTACGTGCAGATCCCGTCCACGATGCGCGCGACGCCGCGCGCGGCGACACCGTGCGGCACCTTCACCGGGCCGATGCCGTAGCGCCCTTCCCGGTGTTCCGTCGTGTGTTTGATGTAGATACGCCGGCCCTCGCCCGCAATTCCGCCCATGGCCCGCGCGTATTCCGCCCAATCGGCTCGGTGATCGTCGGTTTTCTGCGCCGCGCGCCACGCCGCGAGAATCTCGGGCGACTCGGCGGCGTCCGGTAGGTCTGCCTCTTTCACGCGGCGCAGCTCGCGCCACACGCCGACCGGTGCGCAGCCAAACGCCTGAAACTGCCGGATGCCCCACTGCGCCGCCCACGTCTCGACGCGCTGCGACGGCGTGATTTCGATATCGCCGAGCAGATCTGGTGCGACGATGAATTTCTCTTCCGTCTTGTGGTCGCCGACGTGCGCGCCGTCGACGTTCTTGGCGATGTACTTCGCGATGTAGCCGACCGCCGAACCCTTCGCACTGTCGATCCGCTCGAAGCGCACGCGCCGCTCCTGCGCGCCGCGCTCGTCGCCGGCGTCGGCCAGCCCGTGCGCGCGCATGACGGCGCAGAATCGATCGACGTTGTTCGAGAACACCAGCCCGTGCCAGTGCGGCGTAGAGTCGTGGTGCGGTTCCGCGACGCGCATCCCGAAAAAGCTGACGCCCTCGCGCTTCAACTGCGCACGGATGCGCGCCCACACGCGGCGCAGATGCGCCTGCGCGTCACGCGGCGACGAGCGGTCGTACTTCTTGTTCGGCACGAAGCGCACGCGCGCGCCAAGCTGGCGCACCGAATGGAAGCGGCTCGGGCACGTCAACGTGAACATGACGCCCGCGAAGCCGGCCGCTACGGCCAGATCCTCGCAGCCGCGCAGGCGCGTCATCAGCTCGCCGCGCTTCAGTGCCTTGTTCGAAATGCTGACGGCCGCGAGCGCGGCAATCGTGTAACGCTGCCCGAGCTCGTTTTCGAGCGTCACCGCGTCGAGCGTGGCCGCGTTGCGCCGGTTCTGCGCGATGCGCCGCCGCACGGCGTCGTCGCTCGCGTAAGGGTCCGCGCCGTAGTGCACGAAGTGCATTCGGATGTTAGAGGCCTCCGCGCCTCGCGCATGCGCCGTGCGCAGGCGGCGCCGCCACCACAATTCGCACTTCACGCGCGCCACCTTGCCGGCGTCGTCGTCCACCTCTGGCAGCTTCACGTCGTACAGGCCGCACGTCACGCGCGCGACCGCCAGCGCGTCGACGCTCGACAACGACAGCGTGCGCAACTGGAAGTCGGCCGCGATGCGCCGCGCTTTATCCACGATTTCTGCGTCGGATGCGTCCGGCCGTACCGCGCGCGTTTCCGGCGCGTGCTCGGCGGCGAACGCGTCGAGCGCCTCGCCTGCCGCGCCCACGTCGAACATGTGCGATGCGCCGCGCGCGTGCGCCGACCTACGGCCCGCCGCAAGCGCTTCGCGAACGGCACGCGCGTGCCACTTCCACGGCGCGCGGGCTTTCAGCGCGTGCGCGGCCGGCAGTGCCTCGACGGCTTCGCGAGCGTGCGCGGCGTAGACCCACATTAGCGAGCGTTCCCTATGCGGCGTGCGCGCAGCACTCGGTAGATGCGTTCGAGCGCTGCATCACCAATTGCCGTCGCTCGAATGTGCGCAACATGCGGGACACGACGCGCGACGAACGACGCGTGCGAGGAACCCGCGTAGCCGATATCACCATCCTCGATGCAATACCCGATTTCGGCGAACGCCGCCGAGCCGTTCATGGTCACGCCCCCAGCCAGTAGAAAAACGCATCGAGCGCCCGCGCGATACGTGCACGGCGGCGAAAATACGGACCTTCCAGCGTGAATCCGCCGAGGCTCGACGGGTGAATGCGGGCATGCTTCAGGTGGATTTGCGACATGCTTTCCTCTCAGTGAATTCGTAGTCCTATTGGAATGGATTACCGAGATTCCAAAGGAGACTGTTCTGATTAGCCAGTTCGCGCCCTCGCGCTCACTCGCCCCACACGAATCGACGCAGGCAGCGCGAGCACTGCGTGGAACCCCGCCAAGATGTTCCGCAGCGATTGCATCGAACGAGACGCATTACCGACGCTCCCCGTTCGTTTCTGCTGCAGGCAGCGATCCAAAGGCGCGGGCCGCATTCCATGCAGCACCGAGCCGCGCGAGACTGGAAATCTCGGGGAAGCGCTCGCACCATTCAGTGAATGCCGCCTTGAACTCCGCCCGAGCGTCGATCTGCGCGTGCGGCTGCAGGGCAGCCGCGAGTGCCGGTTGCTCGCTGTCGGCCGGCGTGGCGAGACTCTCGATATATCCAACGATCCCGTCTGCAATCGGCCCGCGTGCATCGCCGACAAGCGCGCGCGGTGCGACGGCCGCCGCATTCAGCACGACCCTGCGCACGTCAGCACGCGTCGGATGGCACGCAGCGACGCCGTCTTGCAGGTTGGCGGTTGTCCAAAGCGCGTGCTGATGAAACGACTGGATTTCCCACGCGTTGGCGATGATCAGTTCCGCGCGGCGCAGTTCGAGGAACAGCGCGAGCGGCGAGCCGTTGTCAATCACGGCCTGCCGTTCGTTGGCGCGCGTGACGCCCTCGCCTACAGCGTCGTCGCGCTCGTTCGCGTTCGCCCACTGCAATTTCTGGTCGAACGTCATGAACGCGAGCGCGTTGCGGATGATCGTGTGCGCCGCGCGCAGCTCGGCGCGAAGTTGTTGAATGATCATGGTCATGCGCTCCGAGCCTGCGGCATCGCATTTGCCTCAGCGATATACTTTGCGACCTTCTTCAACCAGTCTTGCGGCGCGGGAACGCCGTCGAATCCACCGGTAGTCGCGTACTTGAGCAAGTAGCCGAGGATTTCGATGGAATCGCGTCGCAGCACGCGAGCGAAAGTCACATGGAAAAATTCAATGGCGGCAACGGATGGGATCCGATTATCACCACTGTCGACCCGCAGGCCGCACCAGCCGAATTCGACGCAGAATTGATTAAATACCTCGACATCGCTCAGGAACCCATGAGCGATTTCCGACGTTCCCGGCCGCGCTTCGTGATTGGCGTTCGCAATGAAACCGGCGCCATTTACCGACGCTACGGCATGTACAGCATGGGTGACGTTTTCAGTCTGAATAACTGGTTCCAAGAAAACGGATTCGTCGACGAGATTGGCATCAAGCCCGTCACGATCGACGGTTGCGACCACATCTTCAGTCGGGCGTCCTGACGCGACACCGATTTCCGCCACTTCGCCGCTTTCCGAAGCGGCGAAACCCATCACGGCGCGGTCGCCGTTTGCTTGTGACGTGTGCGTTTTCATGCGACACCCCACACGCACACTCGGCCATCCTGCGAAGTCCACTTCTGGACGATACACTGCATCGAGTCCATCAGCGCACGCCATGCGGCGTCAGCGGTTTGGCGGGCCAGCGCGAGCGCGCTGTAACGTGACCGTGAAAATTGCAACGAAATGTGCTGCATTTGACTTCCCCTTGTTCAACCCCTTGAACGGTTTCCTGCGTGAAAGTCGCCCGGCCGCTGGGTAGCTATTCCAGCACCGGCGGGGTTGTGAACCGGCTGCCGGGGCGACGGTTCGGAGAATAGTCTCATCAGATGAAACGTGTCAATAGTTGATACGTCGCATCTTCAGTGACAGTTGCATCTGTTGAAGCGTCGCAGTACCTTTGACGCCGGGTTGATTTGATTTGATAGGGGTTGTCTATGAAAACGACAGTCGATTGGCTCGACGCGGTGAAAGCCCGCCTCGACCTTCCCTCCGACTATGCCGCAGCGAAAGTGCTGGGCGTGACGCGTGGCGCGGTCAGCAAGTACCGCAACCAGCAATCTGTGTTCGATGAGAAAACGGCGATCCGCGTCGCCGAAATTCTGGGCGTCGATCCGTTCGAAGTGATCGCCGCTGCTCATGCCGAAAGCTCGCGCGACGATCGCACGAAGGCAATTTGGGTGCATGCCTTGGAAGTTTTTTCCAAGGGGCTTCAGGGTTTTCGGTGGCTGGCGCTACCCGCTAACGCTTGCGGGGCTTTGATCCCGCAGGTGTAA